TTGGAGTCCCATTTGCCCTACCTATTCTGGTGATACGAAAGAGAAAGATCCACCTTCTCTTCGTTCCGAGCGTACTCTTCGGGCGTCATGTTGTTGATCTGTTCGACCGTGTAGTAGTTCTTCTCATCGTCCTCGCCAGTGCGGGGATTCCTTACATGGTCTTTCAGTATCTCGTCTTTGATGCCGGTCCCATACGTCTCAAGAACCTTCTTGAACAGGCCAAGGTTGGTAGAGGTCTCTTCTGCAGTTGATCCCACGAGAATGTCTGCCAGTTCGACTGGCAATCCTTCTTGTGTGAGCGACTGGATAGCCCCTGCCTTCATATTCGCCCGTTCTCCTCTCCGCTCCGAGGCGTTGAACTTTTCAGTCAACTCCCGCAGCTCTTTCTTCTCTGGCGTCTCGGCTGGATTCTCTTTCTCGAACCGCTCGTTGTAGTAATCCGAATTGAGCTTATCGAGATTCGCTTCCTTCCAAGTCGTCAGCCCTCCAGAAACTCGTTGGTCCACATGGGACTTCAGCAAGGGAGTCTTCTCCACGAAAGCTCCGACTGTCTTCTCGTCGAGTCCCAACAGGGGGTTCGCCCCGGTCTTGATCTCTTCGATCAGCACACCCAGCTCCTCGTGCTTATCCTCCGGCAATGCCGTTTTCAGTTCCTCTAGGTCCATAGTTCCTCCCGCGACGTGGACGGCCCCGACGTGTGTGGTGTTTGCATGGAATTATAGTGCTTCCCGAGGAGAAAGCGCAATAGGCTTAATTTACGGTCGCCCCGGCCACCCTTGAGAAGTTCTCCGGCACGTATCGACCGCGAGTGCTCAGGTGATTCTGCCAGTTGTTGTAGGTCGTGTACGGGATGACGCCTTCGGATCTCGTGCGCCTGAGTTGCGGTGAATACTCCTCGACTTGGAAGCGATTTCGGCACCGGCAGTTGATCGCCTCTCCTGCGGGCAGCGCCGGATGCACGGGGTGCGGGACTCGGACCCCGCCGAGAGGAGCGAACAGGCCGTCCTCTGCCCTGACCTCTCCGTCCTTGTCGCGGTGCGTTTGCCGTGTCCTGTCGTCGAGCGTAGCGTCCCAGATGACCCCGCCTTGGATTCCCTGGTCGGTAGCCTTGCCGTAGATGGCATTGGTCGCGGCGTTCTGGGACCGCTGGCCTTCGGTACGTGCGATCCGCATGGCCTGCGATGCGTTGTTGCCCATAGCCGCCCTCACGCCGGTCATCATCTGCGGAAATGATTTTCCCTGTAATAGCCCTTGAGAGATAGCACGACGGATGCGATTTCGCTCTGTGACACGCAACTCCCCGTGCGATATCAGATCCAGCGGGTTTGAGGAGATCTCCTCGATGACTTCAGGCGGTATCGTTCCCCAGGTGAGATTCACCCCGGAGTTCTGGTCGAAGGCCCATGCATAGCGGAAAAAAGATTCGTTATACATCTCGGGCGGTATGCGGCGCAGCTCCTTGACAACGATCTTGTAGTGGCTGTCCATGATTCCGGCGATCTGTTTGTCGAGCGAGTTTAGTCGGTTATATCTGGTCATCTCGGCGAGGGTGAGCAGTCCGTCAGGATTCTTGAGCTTCGTATAGAGACGCCCCATCTCGTTCCTGACTTCCTTTAGAGCAATGGCATACTCCCTGAGTATCCGGCGCTCTGAGGCTCCCTGTATTCGAGTGAGTTTATTACTTACTTGTCGGTCGAGGGCGACCCACTCACGACTCGGCATTTTCGTCGTCAGACGTCTCGTCGTCAGGGGTCTCATCGAGGGCGGTCATAATCCCTGCCATCTCAGGTTTCTCGTCCCTGAACTTCTCGGCAAGCTCCGCTGGATTCTCGATAAAACTCATCATTGCGTATGCGTCCTCAAGGGGCATGACCTCGATCGCCTTGATCAAGGTGTCGATCTCCTGATCCACATCCTTCGGGAACCGGCGAGTGAATATAAACTTCAGTCGCAATGGGTCGATCGTGACATTCTCGAACGTCTGCCAGTATTGGGATAGTAGCTGGTATTGCTGTAGATAGGACCGTTTGAACTTGCGCTCCGTAACTTGGGCGCTCATCTCAAGGCGAAGCATGGCTATTTGCCAGCCGATGACCCGCATTCCTCCACCCCGGTCATGGGATAGGTCGATCGATTTCGAGAACGAGTAGATGTTGTTACGGATCTCATCGAGCATAGACGTGACGAAGCCTGCGGCCCCTCCGAGGTTCTTACCGGCGAATCCGATCTCACCGTCGGCAGGGAGCGGCCAGATGCCCGTCTGCTGGAGCTGTTGCTCGAAGTCATTGTCCAGTTTCATCCCCGCGCCCCGCGCCCACATATAGGCCATGCGGAGCTGCTCAACCTCGGACGTCGAGTCGGAGATTATGTTGTCGTAGGCGTCGATGAGGTCGGTCACCTTCTTCGCCTCGGCTAAGCCCTCTTCGTTATTCTTGAACTCGATGATCGGAACCCCGGAGAACAGATGCTTCTGCACTCCACCCTCGACCACGCTTTCGTCGAGCACGAACCTGCTGTCGTCATTCTCCCGGTAGTAGGTGATGTTCTCGCCGTCGTACCACTCGACGCGAAGCTTCTCCTTTGGCGGTATTGCCTGGGTCCGCTCGCTGTTTGGATTCATGCTGAACTGTTTCTCGGTGACGGTGAAGTAGTGCATGGCGAACGTGGGGGTCTGTATTGTCCCGTCCCTGTAAACCACGGTTTCCCATGGATCAAGGTTCTGGACGCCGACCCTTGGCCGTTCCTCGCCTACTGCACGATCGTCGGAAACGAACAGGAGCCGGTAGGATTTCCCTGTGTTCGCGGCCATTTTCACCAGCTCCGAATTCTTGTCGGTGGTCGATTCTCGCTTCGCCCATGTTTCGAGGAACAGCGTCTGCTCCTCGCGCTCTGCATCTCCCACCTGTCGTGAGTCGATCCCGATGACGATCTCGTTTCCCATGTAACCAGTCTTGAGATCCACGATGTCTCCGAAAAAGTCATTCGGGATCTTCTCGGTTACCTTCTCGTAGTTCTGGAATGGCTTTGTGAAGACAGGCACCCCGACCTCGGTCTGCTTGTAGCGTTCGTAGAAATCCTTCTGCTTCCCGCCCTCTTCGAGCTTGTGCGCGTCGATTAGGTCGTGGAGCATATCGCTGACGATTATCTCCGAATGCGTGTCTATTACCCTGGTAATATCTGCGGTTGTTTGCGGCACGGTCACCTCCCGGTGTAGCCTCTAAAACCCTCTGAAATGATCGGGGTGGTCGAATTGTCTATCTCCATCACAATATACCGTAACACATCGGGACAGTCGTCGTCGACTTTTAGAGGCGCCTCCTTGTACGGCTTTCCGTCCTCGTATGGCAACCACTGATAGACACCCATCTGCCGTACCAGCTCCGTACAGGTGTCGAACATCATCACCCGAGGCTTCTTGTCGACCTGGACCACCAGCCGCTGGGCCACCTTATCGATGCCAAGCATGACCTCTTTCTGCGCCGGTCGTGTGGGGATGTCGTGGCTCTCATATTCGAGTCGCTCCTGCCTGTCGTGGTCCGAGACCGTCCACAGATACCGCTCATCCCCGGACATCTCTTTGATCTTTTCCGCATGGTCGCCGATGAGCGTGTGCGTCTGCACGTACTCCTGGTAGATGTAGAGAATGCCGTCGGGGCTTATGGCTCCCCACAGCATGACGAACGGGTGGACGGTGCCGAAGTCAATTCCACGGACTCTCGGCCAGTCCTTGGGGATCTCGAAGGCCTCGCAGACGTGGACATCCCTCTGGAAGCTCTCGTAGATAACCCCCTCGGCTGCAACCCACAACCCCTTGATGCGCCGGTCGTACCACATCCCCGCTGGCGTCGTGCGCTTCACATTCTCGATGTATTGCTGCGTCAGAAACTCATTATCTTCGAGGGAAAAATGGAACGCGAGGATCGCGAGATTCCCTTCGCTGTCTCTCAGTCCAGACTTGTCGATGAAGTCGGTCTTCACGGGGTGGTAAGGATGGTCCGGATTGCAGTCCCAGAATATCCTCGTACCCTCCCCGGAACACCTCTGAAAAGCCTCGTTGATACTGTTGCGATGGTGAGTCGTTGCCTCGTTTGCGTACCACCCATAGCTCGTCATCCCCTGCATTGACCTGTAACTCGTCTCCTTGTCCGTCCCGAAACAGTTGACTTTGTGTCCCGCCATATCGAACCGACCGAATTGGTCGAGGGTGATTGACATCTCCATCGTCTCGGACAGGGGCTTGATGATATTTCGCTCGATAGAGCCAATCGTGTAGCCGGTGATGATGAAATCCTTTGCAGGCTTTGCCATGCCGTAGACGTGGGAAATCCAGAGCAGATTGTCCGTGAATGTCTTCCCAGACCGAACCGATCCGTCGAGTATCAAGTGGAGCGGCTGGCGTTTGTTGTATTCGCGTATGACGTGGTGTTGCTTTTTGGATAGCGCGGCCACTTAGATCTCGCGGATAGCCTTTGCGAGATCCTTCACAGATTCGTCGTATGTATTCAGGACTTCTTGCTTATCTCGCCACCTATCAGGCCGTCGGTTTTTGAGCCAAAAAATACAGGCTACAACGTCGGGCGGATAATGCTTGATCGCATTCACGACAACCGGCACACCCTGATACTGCATAACATGGCATTCCTCGTGGGAATACCCATTCGCTCGCTGAAACAACGACGCCTCGACCATGGCGTCAGGCTCTTCCTTGCCCTTCGTGATCGCCTTGGCGAATGCCGGGTGAGTCTTTTTCCACAGCTGGAACGTCGACTCGACGATCCCGAACGCCTCGGCCATCTGGGTGTCGATCAGCCCGGTCCGGGCCATGTACTCGACGGCAAACGGGTGGAAATCTGCTCGGTATCTGGTGGGTTGGCCCCTGCCTTTTTTCGGGGTCGGCTTCTTCTTGGTAGCCAATATGGTCCTCCTCCGGTCAGTGCCTATTAGCCCTGAACGTCTGCGGTGACCACATAATCGCCAAGATGGGCGCGGATGTAAAGGCGACTATTCAGCAACCGCCCAGAGATTCATTTGGCTCTCGTTCGCCTTTGCTGCCTCTACGTTTTGCAGCATCTGCCGATAATAGCTATCCTTCAACTCTGCCCCGACTCCTTTACGTCCGTTTATGATAGCTCCGTAGACCTCGCTCCCTACTCCGGCGAAAGGAGAAAACACGACGTCTCCGGGGTTGCTCCACATAATCACACACCGCTCGATGACGTCGAGTTGTAGCGGGTGGATGTGTTTCTCCTCGTCGACCCCTTTCGATTCTCGATACGGGAGAACGTGCGCCAATCTGATATCATCCCAGAACGAGCTCGCGTACTGTTGCCATATCCAGTGAGCCATCTTATTCGTCTTCGGGTCCTCCCAATTCGAGTATCTTTCCTCAAATCCCTCGGGCAATTCGCGCTCCCCGCAATATTTCTTGAGTCCGATAGGGTGGCTTATCGGATCTTTATTCTCCCCCGGCTTCCTGAATACGAGCAGATAATCGGCTCCGGCGTTAGCTGACAACGAGGAATCCTTTACGATCTGCCGATGAGTCAACGTCTTCGATCGGGTGCGGATCGCAACCCTCAGTGGCTCTTTCCATATCGCGTATCGTGCCCAGAAATCCCACCCGAGACGTTCGTGCTGTCTGATAACATCGCCGGGGAAATCGGTAATGCCCCGATCCGATCCTTTCGGAACCTCGGCAGTATGAACGCACGTCATCCGCCCCGGCATCGTCAGCCGCGTAATCTCGTTTAGGACGAACTCTTGATGCTCGAAAAACTGATCGTAATCGAGGGAGTTCGACAAATCTCTGTCACTGCTCGAATACTGATACAACCCGCCGAACGGCGGGGAATATACCGACAAGCCTACTGACCGATCCGGCATATCCTTCATAACCTCGATACAATCACCGTTGTAAATCGCGTACTCGTCTGCTATTAGCTGGTCGTTAACCACGTAGGAACCTCCATTGGAATATCAAAAAACTCTTGCGACCGCTCGATGCGGATCTCATCATTCATTTTCTCTACGAGCATTGAGAACATCTTGACGGATTGGTCCGCCTTGCGCTGGAGGTTCGCTTGAACACCCCGCTCCCCTTCGCTCGTTACCACGTCGACCGTCACCGGGTTCTTTTGCCCGTACCTCCAGCACCGCCGAACGCCCTGGTAATACTGCTCGAAACTGTGAGACGGGAAAAACGTCATATGATTACAATGTTGCCAGTTGAGTCCGAACCCGGCGATCGTCGGCTTGGTCACGAGAACTCGAATCTCCCCGTCTCCGAACGCCCGCAAGTATTCCTCTTTCTCTTCATCGGATTGAGATCCTTTGACCTGTTTCGCGTCCGGGATAATCCGCTCGAGTAGATCGGTCTCTTGATTGAGATGCCCCCAAACTACCGCGGTATTATTCTGATTCACGAGATCCGCCACGACCTCGCACCGTCTATTCATCGTTAGCCGCCGCTCTTCGCGTTGCTCTTTCAGGGTGACTGCGGGAACGTCGAACAGTTCGCCGCCACGGGGCCGATCGGCCCGGACGACGTGCATATTTTCGTGTAGCGGAGGGAGCTTGAAAGGCCCGTCATCGAACCCGAAATCGGACGGCTTCCTGATAGCCCTGGCCCACGACACAACCCATCTCCAGAACCGATCCTCTGCGTGAGCCTTGAATCGCCATCGAGCGCCCCACCATATCGGGTGATTGCTGTTCTCGTCGTTCTTGAAAAACATAGAGAGCATATCCATGCGCCCGAGTTCTCCGAGAGCTTCCGCGGATGTCCCGAGTTCTATGTAGTCGTTCGGGCTGGCGGTCGCCGTACAGAGAAGTCTATATGGGCGATTTCTCATGAACTCGACGACCGTCTTTTGTCGCTTGCCGTCGAAGTTTTTTATAGCCGAGGATTCATCACAAACGACCCCGGAAAAATCATCCGTGTCGAAATAGTGAAGGCGCTCGTAATTCGTAATCACGCAGGCCGCAGAGTTGCCGTGCTGTCCGTCTCTCGACCGCTCTGCCGCTATGCCGAACTTCTCGGCTTCT